ACCATCAGCCAGGAAATGAACGATACCAGCGGGCGCTGGAGCTGGTTACGCCAGATTTACGGCCACGTCTACACCGCAAAAATTGCCGTTGTAAGCGATCTGATTACCGCGGGTGACACGTTCAATGACCCCCACCTGACGATCGCCGGGTACGAAAAAACCGTGCAGTCCTGTGCTGACGAGTTGGCGGCCAGCCGCACCGCCCGCGCCGCAGTATTCCTGCGTGTCGACCCGGCCCGCCCGACGCAGACCGGCGAACTTGTGGGCATGCTGCCACCCCCGAGCGGTAAACGCTTCATCAAGACCGAGCAGCAATCCCTGTTAACGCACGGGATCGCGACGGCCTACACCGAAGGTGGCGTGCTGCGCATTCAGCGTGACATCACCACCTATAAGAAAAACGCTTATGGCGTGGCCGATAACAGCTACCTGGACAGTGAAACGCTGCATACCAGCGCATACGTCCTGCGCCGCCTGAAGACGGTGATCACCAGTAAGTACGGGCGCCATAAGCTGGCGAACGACGGAACCCGCTTCGGCCCCGGCCAGGCGATTGTCACTCCGGCGGTGATCAAAGGGGAACTGCTGTCGACGTACCGACAGATGGAGCGCGAGGGGATCGTCGAAAACTTCGATCTGTTTAAAGCGCACCTGATTGTTGAGCGCGATGCAAATGACCCGTCCCGCATCAACGTGCTGTACCCACCTGATTACGTTAACCAGCTGCGAGTGTTCGCGCTGCTTAACCAGTTCCGTCTTCAGTATGCAGAGGAGAGCGCATAATGTCGCGCATTGCCGGTACCTGTTATATCAAAGTCGACGGCCTCCAGCTGTCGCCAACCGGGGGCATTGAGGTCCCCATGAACCTTAAGGTGCGTGATGACATCGTCGATCTTAGTGGCGGAGTAGACTTTAAAGAAACCCACCGGGCGCCATACGTCAAATTCACCGGGAAGGTCCCCAAAAATTTTCCGGTCGACAAAATCACTGAATCGACCGAAATGACGATCACCGCTGAGTTGGCCAACGATCAGGTCTATGTGCTGTCGCAAGCCTGGCTCCACGGCGAAGCCAACCATAACCCGGAAGAAGGCACAGTGGATCTTGAATTCCACGGAACAGATGGAGGTTACCAGTAATGCAAGAGATGGTGCTGAATCAACCGGTAAACGCTCATGGTGAAACCATCAGCGTGCTTGAGTTTAAAGAGCCAACCGGCAAAGACGTGCGCGAGCTGGGTTATCCGTATCAGATGAACCAGGACGAATCTATCAAGCTGCAGGCGCATATTATTGCGAAGTATATCGTCAGGCTGGCCAGCGTACCATTGAGTACGGTTGACCAGATGTCGCCGGGTGATCTTAATACGGCAGGCTGGCTGGTGGCGGGTTTTTTCCTCCAGGCCTGACGGCAGAATATCTCACTGATCGCTATTTTGACTGCGCCAGTTACTGGCGCATTAACCCTTTTGAACTGCTGGACAAGCCAATCAGTGAAATACCTTTATTGGTAAGTCAGGCAAACAGAATTGAGCAGGAGAAGCAGCGCAATGGCTGAGTTTGAACTTAAGGCGCTGATCACCGGTGTCGACAAGCTGTCACCTGCGCTGTCGCGAATGCAGAAAAATATTCGTGGCTTCAGGCGGCAGGCAGAGGAAGCATCAAAAGGTGGGCTCGCACTTGGGGGAGGTCTGGCCGCCGGGCTGACCTTATCGATGAAAGCATATGCGGATCAGGAGAACGCGGCCACTGGTTTGAAAGTCGCCATGATGCAGGACAATGGTGAGGTTGGCGGTAGCTTTGAGAAAATTAATAAGCTTGCAGTAGGTTTGGGTAATCAGTTGCCGGGAACAACCGCTGACTTTCAGAACATGATGCAAATGCTGGTGCGTCAGGGTATTCCGGCAGAAAACATTCTCGGCGGAGTCGGGAAAGCGACGGCTTATCTGGCTGTGCAGTTGAAGAAGACACCCGAAGCAGCAGCTGAATTTGCAGCCAAAATGCAGGATGCCACAGGGACTGCTTCAGATGACATGATGGGGCTGTTCGATACTATTCAGAAAGCGTTTTATCTTGGAGTTGACGATACCAACATGTTGTCGTTCTTCACCAAAACCAGTTCCGTACTGAAGATGATTAATCAGGACGGGCTTAAGGCCGCCCAGGGTCTTGCGCCGATCAGTGTGATGATGGATCAGATGGGGATGCAGGGCGAGTCGGCGGGTAACGCGCTTCGAAAAGTTATTCAGTCAGGCCTGAATATAAAGAACGTTAAGGGCGTTAACAAAGTGCTGGCGAGCCAGAAACTTGGCATCAATCTCGATTTTACCAACGGGAAGGGCAGCTTTGGTGGGCTCGACAATTTGTTTGCGCAGTTGAGCAAGCTTCGCAAATTGACCGACGTTAAACGTACCGGTGTTCTGAAAGCTCTATTTGGTGATGATGCTGAAACACTGCAGGTCGTGAATGCCCTGATCGACAAAGGCAAAGATGGCTATGACCAGATTCAGCAAAAAATGAATCGGCAGGCCAGCCTGAATAATCGAGTTCAGGCCCAGCTGGGAACCCTGACCAACCTCTGGGAGGCAATGACAGGTACAGCCACTAATGGCCTCGCCGCCATTGGCGGGGCTTTTTCCGGAGATGTGAAGCAAATCGTAACCTGGCTCGGCGACCTCGGCGAAAAGTTTTCTAACTTTGCTGAAAGTAACCCTGAAGTTATTAGGGGGGTAGTGGGGCTTGTTGCGGGGCTTGCTGCATTAAAGCTGGGATTTATGGGGGTTAATTTCGCGCTTGGACTGGTGAGCAAAACTATTTCTCTTTCACCCTGGGGAATTGTATTCAGGCTCATTGCGATGGCAGCCGGAGTCATCATCGCTAACTGGAGTACGATTGGCCCCTGGTTTAAAGATGTGTGGGAAAAAATTGGCTCCTATTTTGACCTGGGCTGGCAACTGATTAAAACAGCATTCAGCTGGACACCTTTAGGGATGGTGATCAGCAACTGGGGGCCCGTTGTTAAATGGTTCCAGGATATGTGGGAGAAATTAAAGCCCATCATTGAGTGGTTCAGTGATGGGGCCAGTGACACAGTGGCAGCAGCCAATGCCGCGCAGTGGGGGGCCGGTGGTTACGGCGCTTATGGTACGGGGGTGGCAAGTTCAGGCTATAACCCATATCAGATCAAGCAGGGACCTTCTGCTCAGCCTCAGGGAATGGTAACAGTACAGTTTGAAAATGCTCCTCCGGGAATGAAGGTAACTGAATCACGATCATCTGGCATTGATGTAAACCACGATGTCGGTTACACCCGTATTGGCAGAACTGGTATGGGCGGGTAGCTGCCATTTTAATCATTTCATGGATAATGCTTAAAAGGTGATATAACATTATCACTCTGAGATATGTACATATTAGGAGTGGTAATGCGCTCAACTATTTTATTTTTAATGTTGTTAATTTCTACTGGAGTAAATTCTGAGCAATGCGCAATTAACTTTAATGAATCAGAATTTATAAGTTCATTAGGGAAGGAACCTGTTCGCGTAAATTCTGTTAAGGAAAATGGAATCGTTAAAAAGCAATACGAATTCAGAAAGGAATTATCAACCGAAGATGCTATGAGTGATGATGCCGAAAGCAAGTACGAACCCCAGTTCTATCTGGCTCTGTATCAGCCCCCATGCATTGAAAGAGTTAAAATATGGTTCTACAAGGATAATGCAAATACCCAAAAACTAAGCAATACAGTTTTGGCCGGTAGAGCTTTTAAATACCTCTCAGGGGTAGAAGAATCTATTTTTGAGAACAAAATGAAAAAGTTTTCAAATGTTAATGCTTTTGAGTCATATGATACCAAAAGTGACTCGAAGTTTTTAAAGGTTGGTGACATTTATTCAATAGATGTTTTTCTACGATAATTCATTCTAACTCTTAGACCCGCTTCGGCGGGTTTTTTTATGTCTGGAGTATTTATGGCGTGGAAAGATCGTTTGCAAAACGCCTCGTTTCGCGGCGTCCCGTTCAAAGTTGAGGATGAAGACTCCACCGGCGGGCGCCGGGTTGAAACCCACGAATACCCCAATCGTGACAAACCGTATACAGAAGACCTCGGTAAGGCCACGTTCCGGGCGACCATTACAGCTTATGTGGTCGGGGATGACTGTTTCGAACAGCGCGATGCGCTGAAGGAGGCGCTGAATAAACCGGGTCCCGGCACGCTGATTCATCCAACTTTTGGTGAACTCAGCGTTTGTGTTGATGGTGAGATCAGGGTCAGCACAAGAAAGGAAGAGGGCCGTGTGGTCCGCTTTGACCTCCGGTTCGTCGAGGCCGGTGAACTGGCTTACCCGACATCAGGTGCGGCAACTGCCCAGATACTCGGATCCTCATGCTCCGTGTTGGACAGCTGCATCAGTGATGCGTTCGACGGGTTTGGCATGGATGGCATGGCTGATTTTGTGCAGCAGGACGTTATTGGGCAGGCCAGTGGAATGGTTGGCTACGTCTCAGACGCCATGAAGATGATCGACGATGGCGTGTCTGCTGGAGCACGTCTTCTCCAGGGTGATATTTCGGTGCTGCTGCCTCCTCCGTCATCAGGGAAGGGCTTTATTGAGTCGCTGCAAAAAATGTGGCGAACGGGCAACCGGCTGTACGGCAACTCTGCCGATCTGATCACGATGGCAAAAGCTCTTTCGGGTATCAGCCTTGGAAAAGACCTGGCGCCCAGGGGAGTGTGGAAAACCGACAGCCAGAGCACCAGATCCAAAACAGAGCAGCGAAACCATGTTGCGAGCGCGATCCGTACTACAGCCTTAAGCGAGGCGGTTTACACAGTAACGAAACTACCCGCTCCGGCAGCTGTGACAGCTGCCGGCTCCTCCGGTAAAAGTGCTGCGATAGTGGCGAATGTCTCTCACCCGGCGCTGAGCAACGCGCCAACAAACACCGTCACTCCTGATGCTCCGTCGTGGGATGAACTCACTGTAGTTCGCGACACCCTGAACCAGGCAATCGTGAAAGAGATGGAGCGGACGACTGACGATCGTGTTTTCACTGCCCTGCGCCGTTTAAAGGCAGATCTGAATGCCGACCTGACGCAACGTCTCAGGCAGACAGACAGAACCGTAACGGTACTGTCCGTGGGAATAGAGCCTGCCGTCGTTCTGGCGGCGCGTATCTACGACGACGCCAGCCGCGCCGGTGAAATTGTCCAGCGCAACGGTATTGCGCACCCCGGATTCGTACCCTTGCAGCCGCTTAAATTGTCGACGCGCCAGCTGGCGTGGCGAGTAAACCAACAAGTTGAACAGGACCAGCTTTATACGGCAAGGACCAGCGACTGGTTGAGATGGGCGATCGCGGTTGAGAAAGCCTGTTCATTAGGATTTTAGGAGTCAGCATGTCCCAGTTTACTGAAGCCGATTCATCGGTTAACCGCCTGAATGCGGCCGTTACGGCATTTGAAAAAGTATTGACTCAGCCGGAAGGAACGGTGGTCGAAATGCCCATCGGCGCGGCACAGCCGAGCCTGGCCGAAAGGTTGAAGCGCGCTGTCGATGCAGTCACAGTTAAACCCGCCCAGGCCGCAGCGCAGGCCACAGCTTCAGCTCAGCAAGCCCAGGCCGCGCAGCAGTCAGCCGCCCAAAGCGCAGCTGATGCGGCGAACTCGGCGGCCGCCACTGGATACGTTGATGCGCCGTTCCCGGATGTGTGGTTGCCATTCAATGACAATTTACTGATGCTGGCAGGTGTAGCCCCGATTGATACAGTGCCTGTTAATGGAACCAATATCCCGATTGGAACACGAAGCGCTACCTTTACTCGCCCAACCACTGGAACATATTTCGATAAATCGGGATCGATGAAGCTAGCCGATATTAACGAGCCTCGCTTTGAAAAAGCGGGTTTATTAATGGAATCTCAGGCCACAAACTTATATACCTACTCTGAGCAGTGGGGTGCAGGACAGAGAGTTACCACAACTAATAACAGTGGCGACTCACCCCGTGGCGAAAAAACAATGGCGCTGATAGTTGAAGACACTACCACCAATATCGAGCATTACACCCAGGACCGCAATATAGTTTTAACGGCTGGTACAACATATTGCTATTCCGTGTTTGTTAAAGCCCACTCAAACCCCCGCAATTTATATCTACGTGTCGCCTCAGGAAGTACATCTGGCGTTTTCTTTGATCCTGTGGCTGGAGCTTGGTCAGGAAGCGGGACTGGCGCTCAGTTTGTTGATCGTGGATTTGAAGATGTTGGAAACGGTATCTATCGCGTCTGGATGACATTTACCGCTGCGGCTAGTCAGAGCACAGTGATTCGCCTTCAATTAGCGAATGGTGTGGCAGCAAACTACACCGGCGATGGCGTGTCTGGTTTAAATGTTTGGGGGGCGCAATTAGAAGATAGCCCATTCCCTACCTCATATATCAAGACCGAGGTGTCTGCAGTAACGCGATCTGCAGACCAATGGACCATTCCTACTGAGAATGCGGGATTTAGAACTCTTGCCACGCTTTTTAACCGAACCGTTGCGGTAGAGTTAACTACAAAGTTTATGCCTGTTGGTGGCTACACAGAGGCTATATCTGTTCAGGGTCCTCGATATGACATTATTTTTCGACTTGATACGGGAAAAATGATTCGTTCTTATCGGAGTTCCCCGCTGGAGATTGCTTCACAAGATGGGATGTCAGGTATTTTTTCATACAAAGTTACGGGCAATAATGTATTTATGTCATTTAATGGCAAAACTACATCAGGTACACGAGCTAATGCTGATAATAATGCCATTACGAAATTTGGAAATACAAGTCAGTCAGTTGCCCGGTTCGTATATTACATTAGAAACCTACGTATCTGGCATCGCGAACTAACAGAAATCCAAATTAGAGGACTCCGATGATGAAAGATTTATATCTGCGCTTCACAAGTCAGGAGGAGGCGCAACAGAAATTAATTGCGTTCGGGTTTGAATATAAAAAAGAGCAGGGCGGTTTATTTCACCCTGATATTTGTCTTGATATGGTCGGCGTCATTACTACAAGTACCGGTGATGCGGGGTCTGTGGAATACGTAACCGAACCCGGCTACCACGTCAATATGCGTGTTATTAACGACGGTCTCGATTTATCCAGCTTAAACGGGTTCGCCGTGAACCCTAAAACCCCTGCTCGCGTCTGGGCCTGATTATGGATGACAACGTTACTCTGAGGGTCAATGGCAGGGAGTGGGGCGGCTGGACATCAGTCAGGATTGGCGCGGGCGTTGAACGGCTGGCGAGGGATTTCAGTGTCGAAATTACCCGGCAATGGCCAGGCGAGAACGGTGACACCCTCTCACTGAAAGTGAAAGGTGGCGACCGGGTCGAGGTTTTGATTGGCACCGATTTGGTGATCACTGGCTGGGTCGAGGCAACCCCTGTTCGCTACGACGCACGCTCTGTCAGTGTTGGCATCAGCGGGCGCAGCCTGACAGCAGATTTGATCGACTGCGCCGCAGAACCGACGCAATTCAACGGACAGTCTCTGGTTCAGGTGGCGGCCGCGCTGGCAAAGCCGTTTGGTATTGAAGTCGTTAATTCCGGCGCGCCTGCTGACGTTATCCCGGGCGTGCAGCCTGATCACGGCGAAACGGTTATCGAGGTGCTGAATAAGATGCTGGGTCAGCAACAGGTGCTGGCTTATGACGATCCAGTGGGACGGCTGGTGATTGGTGTAGTTGGGTCGACGCGAGCGCATACCGCGCTCGTTCTCGGCCAGAACATCCTTTCCTGCGATACCGAAAAAAGTATCAGGGACCGTTTTTCAACGTATCAGGTATCCGGGCAGAGAGCCGGGAATGATGAAGACTTTGGCGCGGCCACCACAACGGCTCTCCGGGCGAAGACCGAAGATGCCGGGATCGGACGGTACCGGCCAATGGCTGTTCAGCAGACAGGCCAGGCGACAGGTGCAAGCTGCATCGCCCGCGCTGATTTCGAAGCGCGCCAGCGCGCCGCCCGCACTGATGAAACAACGTACACCGTGTGGGGGTGGCGCCAGGGTGACGGTTCTCTCTGGCAACCTAACCAGCGGGTAATCGTCTTTGACCCCGTCTGTGGGTTTAACAACCGTGAGCTGCTGATTTCCGAGGTGTTGTTCACCAAAGACAGCAACGGCACGATCACCGAGTTGCGCGTCGGGCCGCCTGATGCGTATCTGCCGGAACCTGCCGATCCTAAACAGCGGAAGAAGAAAAAAGCTGAGGAGGCTCCTTTCTGATGGGTAACTTTCAACAATTGCAGCGGCAACTGCTTAACCTGATTCGGCGCGCGGTCGTGGGAAGCGTTAAGCCTGATTCAAAATGTCAGGCTGTGGATGTGGAACTACTCGCGGGTGAGAAGAAGGGTGACATTGAGCATCTTGAGCCTTACGGGTTTACCTCACATGCGAATCCGGGTGCTGAAGCTCTGGTTCTGTTTCCTGATGCCGATCGCTCCCATGCTGTAGCGGTCACCGTGTCCGATCGCCGCTATCGCATCCGGTCTCTTAAGCAAGGTGAAGTCGCCATTTATGACGATCTGGGACAGTCGGTCACATTGACGCGCGCCGGTATCGTCGTGAACGGCGCCGGAAAGCCCATTACCTTCATGAACGCGCCGAAAGCGCGGTTCGAAATGGACATCGAATCGACAGGCCAGATCAAGGACCACTGCGACACAACCGGGGTCACGATGGCGTCAATGCGCCTCACTTACAACGGTCATATACACAAAGAAAACGGTAACAGCACAGACGTGCCGGACAAACAAATGGGGACGTAAATATGGACCTGTGGCTAACCGTAAACGGGGTAAGCGTTTCAGCGAATGCCCCTCTCGATTTACTCACCCGCTCTGTTGTGATTTCTCTTTTCACCTGGCGCCGCGCGCAACCGGATGACAATGCCGATCAGCCTAACGGGTGGTGGGGCGATACCTGGCCTGCAGTACAGAACGACCGGTACGGTTCGCGCCTCTGGTTGCTCCAGCGTCAGAAGCTGACGAACCAGACAGCCCTGGTCGCCAGGTCGTATATCAACGAAGCACTGCAGTGGATGATCGACGACGGCGTTGTTTCCAGGATTGACCTCCTCATTCAGCGTACCGGCATTAACGAACTGGGTAACAGCATCACGCTGTGGCGGTACAACCAGCCCACCACTATTTCTTTTGACGATCTATGGAGTGCGATCACAAATGGCTGACAGCGAATTCCAGCGCCCGACGCTGGCAGAAAATATCAGCATGCTCCGCACCGACCTTTTTTCCCGCCTGGACGCGAGCGACACTATCAGGCGTATGGATGAAGACGTGAGGGCGAAAGTGTATGCGGCCGCGCTGCATACCGTGTATGGCTACATTGATTACCTGGCGCTGAACATGCTGCCGGATAAGTGCGATGAAGCCTGGCTGCAAAGGCATGCGGCCATGAAGCGCTGCCCCCGAAAAAGCCCTACAGCGTCAGCAGGATTTATGCGCTGGGATGGCGTAACAAACGGCATTACGGTTAAGGCTGGCGCGGTGATTCAACGCGACGACCTGATCCAGTACACCACCACGGCAGACGCGACCAGTGCAGGCGGCGTTCTGCGCGTGCCGATCGTGTGCAGTGTCACCGGCAACGTAGGTGAAATTGACGATGGCGCCGCGCTTTATCTGGTGACGCCGGTTAATGGCCTGCCGTCTTCAGGCGTAGCTGACTCTGTTGCTGGTGGGTTTGATATTGAGGATCTGGAAACCTGGCGCGCCCGGGTGCTGGAGCGTTACTACTGGACGCCTTTGGGTGGTGGGGACGGCGATTATATTGTGTGGGCCAAAGAAGTGCCGGGCATCACCCGGGCGTGGACCTACAGGCACTGGATGGGGGCTGGTACGGTGGGCGTGATGGTGGCCAGCGATGATCCGGTCAACCCCATTCCAGACGCAGCAACTGTTGCAGCAGTAAAAGCCCACATCGCCCCGCTTGCCCCTGTTGCCGGTGCTGATCTGTATCCGTTCGCACCCGTCGGCCATAACGTCAATTTCAGAATACGCCTGACACCTGACACGCCAGAAGTCCGTGCGGCAGTGACGGCGGAGTTACGCTCGTTTCTTTTGAGAGACGGATACCCGGAAGGTGAACTCGAAATCTCACGAATAAACGAGGCTATTTCCATCGCAGCAGGCGAGCACAGCCATGTTCTGGTGGCTCCGACAGCCAGTATCCCGATCGCCAAAAATGAACTGGCCATACTGGGGACGCTCGCATGGACGTGACCGATGACGACTACATCCATTTGATGTCAGCCCTGCTGCCGCCTGGTCCTGCATGGTCAGTTGACGATCCGGCAATTATCGGGGCAGCTCCCTCGCTGCGGCGGGCTCACCAGCGCGCCGATGAGTTGATGCTGGAATTAGATCCGCGCACAACCACCGAGCTGATTAACCGCTGGGAAACCTGCTGCGGCCTGCCTGATGAATGTATCCCGGCGGGGACGCAAACGCTGCTGCAGCGTCAGAGCAGGCTGGACGCAAAGGTCAATTTAATCGGTGGTATCAACGAGAGGTTTTACCTCGACCAGCTTGCTGCCCTGGGCAAGCCAGGGGCGACGATCACCCGCTACAACAAGGGGCCGTTCAGATGTACCTCCGCCTGTACCGAAGCCGTGTATTCAACTGAATGGCGTTACTACTGGCAGGTCAACATGCCGTCCTCAACGGATGCTACCTGGATGACGTGTACTGATGACTGCGACACCCCGGTTCGTTACTGGGGTGATACGGTCGCGGAATGCGTGATCAGTAAACTCTGCCCGTCCCATACCTACGTACTTTTCAAATATCCGTAACCGGAGAAACTATGCATCGTATTGACACACCTACTGCGCAGAAAGATAAGTTCGGCGCGGGGAAAAATGGCTTTACCCGGGGGAATCCCCAGACAGGGACGCCAGCTACCGATCTTGATGATGATTATTTTGACATGCTACAGGAGGAGCTGGTTGCGGTAGTCGAAGCGGCAGGGCTGGTTCTCGATAAGTCCAAACGTGACCAGATGCTTACGGCATTACGAAAATTACTTTTAAGTCGCGCCAATCCTTTCGCAGATATTAAATCCGATGGCGCAGCTGCTATCACAGCGGCACTTTCTAACCTTGGGTTTACCTATGGCACAGGCTGGTACAAGCTCGGCAGCCTTATTATTCAGTACGGGACTATAGACTTTACCGGGGTTACATCAAGGGCCGTTACATTTCCTATCCCATTCCCTACAGAGGTGGCGCAGGTGATTGTTTCTGATGCCGGATTCAGTACCGGTAACATGTGGGGGTATAAAAACAAAACCTTAACTGGATTCACTGGCTGGGTAAACGTCGCTGGTGAAGGCGGCCAATATTTTGCATTCGGGAAATGATTAACATGGGCAATTATATTTATAGTGCAGTAAATAACGCCTTTTACCCTTTCTCTCTGAAAAGTGATTATGAGCGATCCGGGACATGGCCGGATGATGGCGTGGAAGTAAGCGACGAAGTCGCCAGTGAGTTCATGGCATCTCCTCCTGCTGGAATTTGCCGGGTTCCCGGGAATGACGGGCTGCCCGCGTGGGGAGATTTACCTCCACCCACGCATGAAGAGGTTGTTGCGCAGGCCCAGGCTGAAAAGCAGTACCGCATTGATTCAGCGAACGACCACATGAACGGCAAGCAGTGGCCCGGTAAAGCCGTGCTTGGGCGGTTAAAGGGGGAAGAGTTGGCGCAATACAATGCGTGGCTCGATTATCTGGATGCCCTTGAAGCGACAGACGTTTCCAGCGCTCCTGAGATTACCTGGCCCGAACAGCCGGTTGTGTAAACCTCCTTGATCCGCACCCCTTTTAAAACTACTGTATATATAAACAGTAAAATAATAAGGGGGAATTATGCCACGCCAAAATGATATCGAAACTGCCTTTAACACAGCGATAAATCATGAACCAAACGGTCGCCGCACTGTAACTACCGAGGACTTCGTTAAGCATCTGGCCCGTGCTAACTGGGATTGGTCATTAAAGGAGGCGAACGAGTGGATAGAAAGCCACGTTTCGACCTTCAAAGACATTTCGACCAGTGAGGGGCAGGCCAGAACCTTCATGCTCTACAACCCGAACGGAGGTCTGTAATGGGGTTTCCTTCACCGGCAACGGACTATGTCGAGCGGCGCCTAACGCCGGAGCTGATCTGCGGCGTTGGCATCGACACTCGAATAATGGAAACGTCATCCGGGTTTGCGGTGATCGAGCCGGTCACACGACTGGTACAGGGGCAGGTTCTGCTGATCCTTAGTGGCGGGCAAACCCAATTTGCTCGGTTTCTGGGAAAAGCATTAATCACAGAGGACGGCGAGGCGATAGAAGGCGACGCAGCGGAAGAGGTAGAAGTAATGGGCAGGGTGACTTTCTTCATAAACAGCACAGACGCTGATGATAGGCCGGTGTAGAAAGAGCTCATAAAAAAGCCCGCATCAGCGGGCTTCTTATCACTCGGGAGCCGCGGCTCCTTTGCGTATCCTTTTTTGTCCCCTCACCGTCTGGTCGGTGTCCTGCTGAGACTGCTAACTTCCTGTTATTGCTGGTGATGTTCTATCACCGTCCAATCATGATTGGTGGAGCTGGCGGGAGTTGAACCCGCGGCCTCGAAACTTCGCCAGGATTAACGATGATCAAACCGGTCTGCATCTGTATGCATTCGAAAGAAAGACATGATAGCCTTGCCTAAAAAGTCTAAGGTCCGCTATGAGCGAATTGCAGACATTAACGTTTGGTTAAGGGGCGGGCTGTAGCCCGTCCCAGTGAGCGAAGCTGTAAGTGCGCCGGCTAAATGAAGCGCAGCGTAATTTAGTCAGTGTGCAGCGCTTTGTTAGCTGAAACTGATGTGATTCTTAGTTAGATCTCTATATCTCTTATCGTTGTGTACTTTATGGAGGATCGTTTGGTTGGCGATCAAAAAATCTATAATTTCTTGAATTCTTTCGCTACGAGCATTGGTTCTTAACAAAGTCAAAACACTTACCATATGTTGCTGGCAGTATTTATTGTCTAAATTCACTCGCACTTCATTAGAGTGCATTGCTATAACTGTATTGATAATGTTTTGATCGCCAAGCATGCCAAAAAACTGATCATACAAAGGTCGCCCCGCCGGAGAAACACCAGTATTATATGGTATTCCTTTACCAACACGGCAAATCAAAACTGTTTTTATAAGCTTATGAACCCTCTCTAATGGTATATCATTTTCAGTCTTTAAATACGAAAGAATCTTCCGCATATGAGGGGGTTCATTATAAAAGTTATCCCAAGCATACCTAGCCTCTAAAAGATCGTCGGCATGGCCGTCCAGTGATATAATTCTAGAGTCTAATGATTGATAACGATTACCATCACAAAACGTAAAAAACTCAATACCTAAAGTATGTTTCTCGTTATGAAGATTGTTCTTGTATCCGTCTAGCGTCACGCCGAGCTTGTATTTTACGTTCTCACTGCTTTTATTCCAAATATGCGGAGCAAAAAGAGCGATATTTTTTCTGACAACATTTCCTGTTGAATCAGCTGTATATATGCCGAAAATACTATTGAGTAGATTGTCAGTATTCTGAAGCGACAGATCATTCAAAGGTCTTTCCATGCTTTGAATTGTGGCTTCATCAAGGACATCAGTGGATCTTTTTAGATTCTCAAGAAATGATTTTATTTGTATGGCAGATGCAGACGGTTTGTCGTTCAAAATATCTTGAACGCATGTTTGGAGCCAGCCAAGAAGTTCAAAAGCATTTATGGAGTATGAATTTGGGTGCGACGCACCAATGTCATTCCTCATAGTCAATATATGATTGAGCTTGGTGTAAACAATGTCAGATATTAATTCAAGTTTTCGGCATGTATTAATAAGGGTGTTGTCTTTTAAACCAGAAAGATCTTCTTCGGTAGAATAAAACTCTCTACGTCCTCCGCCGACTGCGGCATCAAAGAACATATCGAGGCCATAAACTACCACTTTTTCCCTTAAATTCAGTACAACTTCATTCCAAACATAATTTAACGATGCATCAAATAGTCCTATAGCCGCACCAGCAACGAACTTTGATAAATATCGCGCATCTCTTTTTACCTCAGCAGGTAAAGAATCTATGAATACGGGGAGATTTTTTTCAATAATTTGGCGTTCAGGGAGAGAGGCAATTATATTTTCGGTCGGCAAACCAAGATAGGATAAATATCCTTCAAATTTTGTTGTATCTGTGGAAAGCAAACCTGTTCCAGGTTTTGCAATCAATTCTGAACTCAT